AATAAAGTTTGCAAACTAGTTAAAGTTGATGTATAATCAGGAGAAGATCTTAAATTTGATTTAATATCTGTTAATAATGTTTCTAAATTAGTTAAAATTGGAGTGTAATTTATAGAAGAACCTAAAATTCCTTTTATATCCAATAATATAGACTGCATATTAGTTAAAATTGGAGTATAATTTATAGAAGAACTTAATTTAACATTTATATCGTTTAATAAATTTTGTACATTTGTTAATACTCCTGTATAATTAACAGATGATGATAATCCATTTTTAATATCATTTAAAGCATTTAATAAATTAGAATAATCCAATTTTGTTATTATTTCTTGTAATTTTTGATCGAAAGCTATAAAAGAATTTTGTAAAGTAGTTAAATTAAATATACTTTTAAATTCTTCTATATTTGTTTTAATTGATTGTAAATATCGTTCCGTATTAATATAATAATTCGGACTAATTTTTAACATTACTCTAAATCTTTCTGCGGTTTTATCCGCTACTACTTGATTAAAGCCCAAACCAAGTACTCTTTTATAAATTGTTGCAATTTTTTCAGTACGTACTCTATCCTCTTCAGATAATGAAGATCTTTTTTTAGATTCTCCTTTAGAACCTTTTGTACCAACAGCTATTCCAGTATTTTCTGCAATCTTTTCTAATTGCTTTAATATACGTTCTAATTTTGCTATTGATTCTTTATCACTCACATAAATATTTATCTACTATTATTCCTTAGAGAATAATCTAGCATCAATCGGTAATACATTTCCATTTACCGTAATATAATCAGATTCTTCTTTTCTAAATAATTGTACATATTGTAAGACATTATTGTTTATTGTTGCAGGAACATTCTCTATAACATTTAAACGATCTTTAATTGGCAGTGTATTTAATTCTAATACATCTTTGCCCATCTCAATTTTAGAAACAAACTTTAATATTTCATATATAAACAAAGATCCTACCGTTTCACTTAATTGCTCATCTTTAAGTTTTTTAAGTTTATCTAATTGAAATTCGTTTATCTTAATATCATCTTCTAAAGATACAATTTCCGAAAATACGGAAAACTCTTCACCGTTAAATTGAATTTCCCAAGCTGTTTCATCTGTAGAATATTTTAAATCATTCTTCAAAATTTCATCTAAATTAAAAACTATTTCCTTTTCTTCTTCTTTAACAGTAAAAATGCTTCCAAATGATTGTCTTCTTAATGCTAAAATAATAGGAATCTTATCAGTAACTAAAAACTTATACTTTTCTGTACAATTTTCTAAAATTATATTATTAATTGTATTACTAATTGTAATACCCGCCAATATTCCATCCAAACCACTCTTGATTAGATCCTTTTGTTGTTTAACTGATAACGGTCTAAATGATAATTCTCGTTTAGCTGAAGGAATGTATACAGAAACAAGATTAGAATTATTAAATTCTTTTAATTTTGACAGAATATTACCTACGCTCATACTATAATTTATACTTGAAGTATAAAAATGCAACTTATTTCATCTTAGGAATTGACGGCATTGATGGTAATGTAGGCATTGCGGGGCTTGTTTGCTTAGATTGCGCTTCTTCCTGCCTTTTCATTTCTTCATTAAAGAAATTTACGTATAATTTACACTCATTTGGAGACATTTTTAAATAATGTTCATGTGTAAATTTCATTTTATATATCATATTAAATTCTGTTTCATAAAAACTCACTAAATCATCACCAAAAATAGTTTTTAAAAATATAAAAAGAGTACTATCAAAAACATTTAAAGGTATATTTTGTATACCAAACTTTTCATTTCCACTAATAATATTAATTTTACTAAAAATATCTTGTATATAAGTCACAAAATCTAGCATCTCTGCTGAGAATTTTGCAGGTAAAATACTAATTATATCATTTTTGTCAATTTCTGTCAAGTTAAAAAACTTTAATAAGTGATCTTCTATTTCAATTTTGTCAATAATTTCTTTATAAATTTTATCAATATTATCAATTATCATTGATTTTGGTATACAAAATGTAATTTTTTGTTTTTCTATATTAGATATTTTTGTTAATTCTAAATCATTTAATTTATTAATTATATTATCCTTGATAAATGATAAAAATATTTCTAATGAAGAATTTTTATTCCCATTCATTTGAATTTTATCTCCTAAACTAACGGATCTTATATCTAATAAAATTAAAAATTTTTCAACATTAGTTAAAGTTTCTACTAGATTTTTATCTACTATTAACTCTTGTAATAGCCATTCAAAATAACTATTAAGTCCTTCATCATCTTTGTTGACATTAAATTTTAATATTTGCCAATAATGTTCATTTGTAATATTACTATATCTTACTTCTACTTTTTGTATAGGAAGTAACATTTTTGAAGTGAACTTCATAGAAGTACTTAGTCTATGAAGTTTTTATTTCATATGTATATTCATCAAATATCCAATTTACAGTATCAATACGAAGTGATTCTGTATCATATTTTAAAACTTTTTCATTTATATCAATTGGTACGCAACCTTTAAATTTATGATATTTGCGTAATGGTTTAATATTATTTTTTGAACTACCTGTAAATTCTCTTATTGTTATTTCACATTTTATAGAATTACTTGATCCTAAATTTATCATTCCTTTGTATGAAGCAGCAATTATCCAAGGTCTAATTAATCCAGAACCAAAATCTATATTAGTTTCTAAAAAATCAATTCCAAGCAATTTAGCATCCAATCCTAATCTATCACCACCTACAATACCTTTTATATACCCACCCATATTATCAACCCCTTCACTTTTTGGTGAAAATGATTCTTTTGGTATTGTGACTTGTTGTGCAAAATATAATCCTAATTCATCAGTTTTAGGATTTGATTTTTCATTTAATAATGATTGTTGTATAGATTCTGGTATATAAAAATTATATACATCCAACTCTGTATATTTACGTATTATACTAAATAAATTATTTCCAGCATCTGGTTGTATAGCAACTGCCCATTGAGTTGTTAATGGAAAATTATAATTCCATTCACCCAATAATTCGAAAAAGTTATTAACTAAACTTTTTGCTATTACATCAGCCATTTATTAAGTATTATTTGGAACAACACCATTAACTAATCTACGATAAAAGAAATGATAGGCAATCCCAACAGTAAAAGTCATTACTTCCCCATTACCTTCTGCAATTTTATAAGCCATTTCTCCTACTTTTCTGATATTTGCTCCCATCAAATCATATTGAGCAACTTCTTCTAAATTTTTATTTAATTGAATTAAAGAAATTTTAGAAAATGCACTTGCAATAGATCCACCACCACCACCACTACCTTGAATACCAAAGAAATTACCGAATTGTCTATGAGACTCATTCATTAATCTTTCTCTGATTGTAGATTGTTCTGGGCAGTAAAATTCTAATTCGTAATTATCTGAACCGGGATATTCAACAGAACCGGGAATATTAAATGTTTGACCTGCATATTTAACAGCTTGATTTACAATATCACGACCGGGTAATTTTGCAGTCTTCGCATAAAGTAAATCATTTTCATTTAAAACCGCTCCACCGGGACCGTCAAAATTAATTGACACTACTCTTAGTAGATAATCTCTAGAAAAATCAGAGATTATTGCTCTATTAAAAAATTGATTAATTGTTTGATTTGTATCCATATATATTATTATTTATGTTATTGACCAGTAAACTCGGTGAAATTTGCGCCAGTAGATGTTGCATAAAAATTCACAAGAATAAATTCTGCGGTACGTACTGGTTTTAGATAGATATCTACAACTAATTCATTTTGATCTATTACCGCAGGAGTATTATTTCTCTTATCACAAACTAATTGATAATCATATAATCCCTGTGTATTTTTTGCTCTATCAAAAATTGGAGTTAATGTAGTAAGCACTCTATTTCTTGTAAACAATGTATTTGGTTCAAATACGAAGAACTTAACAGTTCTCTTAGTAGCTTTTTCTAAGTACAAGAATAATCGTCTTACGTTAATTCTATCAAATGCACTTGGTTGACGTAACAAAGTTTTTTGACCGAATATATTGAATCCTTCATTTGGGAAGAATGCAACAGGATTTACAGAAATGCCATATAACATGTCACGTTCTTTTTGTTTTGGTGTAATTGCTAATGCTAATGCTAGTGAACTAACTACCCCGCGAGTGAATCCAGCAGGAGCAAACCAAGGCTCAAAGTTTCTATCAACTTCTGCCATTGTTGCAGCAGCAAATGGAGAGAAAGGAACCCAAATATTAGAACCACTGAATTTATCATTAATTTTTACCCAGTTACCATAGGTTGCACAATAACTAGAATTTGCGGTTTCATACAAATGCTTTAATGGATTGTATATATATTGACCAAATGATTTACTAGGATCAGATAATGTTAAATTATTAGTTCCAGTTACAAAAACTTGTCGTACAGGATCTGCAATAAACATACAATCTTTACGAAGTTTAGAACAGAAATTATCAAATATACCAAAAATTGCAGCATAATTATCTCTAATGTTATGATCATCATCAGCAGTTCTTGCAGTATCATTACTAATTAATGCTTTTAATCCTTCTTGTAATCCTGCTGATACTTGTGTATCATCATAGTAATCAGTTTTATTTGCTTTAGCAGTTGCATATATAGTACCTAATCCTGCTTCAACTACTAAATCTAATGCAAATTGTTCATCATTTTCTATTTTACGGAGAGTACGATCTAATTTATAAGTTACTGATCCTAATTTTTTACCACTTGTAGTAAATGATGAATAACTTCCTAATGGAAATAAAGCATCAGAATATCCTATGTAATTACTAATAACAGGAATATCATTTAAGTGTACTCCAAATTTAGAATAATTTGATTCTAATGTAGAAATTAAAGTATTTTCTAAATTTTTAGATAATATACGAATTTTCTTTTTAGGTGCTCCTGTTGTTTCATCTATTGCTGGACCAGTATTTTTATTACTAATATTTTCATTAATAAATACTACCATATTAGGTGAATTGCTAATAATATTCTCCAAGAAGAATGATTGAGCTATACCACCATTTTGATTATTAACTTGACGATAATAATCTATAGATCCTGTTTTTGCTTCTTCAAATGCAAAGTCCAATTTAGTAGGATCTGGATTGTATGGGCTGGTGCGTAATTTAAATAATGCAAAAGATACTGTATCATCAAATTTTGATGTAGCTACATCAGGGAATGAATACGAAACTTTTTCTAATGCTTCAGATATACTACTTGAACTTCTATTATTACCTGAGTCTGTAGTAGCTGATAATGGGAAACTTAATTTAACTGAAGGTATTTCAGTCATTTGACTTTGTGTCAAACCAACACCAGTAGCTGTATCATTATTTGTATATATTTTTCTTACAGCATTATAATCACTATTAGGTTCTAAACTTGTATTATCAGAAATACCAATATAATGTCCTTCCCATCTATTGTTAATAGTAGATTGTATTTTATTAACTACAACTAATCCAGCATAACCAAAATCCGCAGGAGAAAGTATATTTGCCGTAGCTTTAGATGATGTAGCCCATGTTGAATTAGAATTAGAAAATGCTGATCCATCTAATACACCATAATATTGTTGTGTAGTTAATTCAAAAAATTTAGGAGCACCCAAAACATATGTGCATTGAGTTTCATTAAGATTTTGTGAAACTTCTGTATCATATCCTGATAAGAAATTATTTATTTGTGCTAAAGTTTTTGCTGCAAATGCACTTAATGATGGGGAACTTTGATTTGATACATAATACTCAGTAAATGCAGCTTCTATTTTAGCAAATTGTGCAACAGAAAATTTATCATATGCTGATAAACCACTGGTGCTAAATTCTATAGTTCTTAAATCTAAATCTGCATCTTCTGCTAATTTATCTAAGATTCCAGTATCTTGAAAATAATCACTAGATATTGTAGTTACATTTCTATATACTACAGTTGAAGTTTCTTTTACTGCAACTACAGGATAAACTAATGCTCCATACGTAGAACCATATCCTTCACCACCAGATAATCCGTAAGGCATTCTACTTACATAAAGATTTCCAGTAGAACTACCTAATATTTGACTTGCACCATAATAGAAATATCTTTCTGATGCATTAGTAGGAATACCATATACTTGTTCAAATTCTTCTACTGAGGTTATTCGTAAAACTTCATCTGTTGGACCTTTTGGAGCAAAACCAGTCATGAAAATATTAGTACCCGTAGGTAATACTGGTGATAATGATAAGTCTTTTTCGATGATTTCTACACCGGGAGATTGTATGCTTCTTGCCATAATGATATTTAGTTATTTTTATGCTATTTTTTTATACTTCTAATAATTTTGTTTCAATTCTTCTAAAAACAAATTCAAAACTACTTTCTATTTCTCCTGCATCTCTATGATTATAATTTATTTCGCCTAAAGTTGTAGGAAATGCTGATTTATAAGTCCATTGAATAACATCATTATGATATTCGTCTCGTCCTGTTATAATGAAATCCGTACTATATTGACCCAATCCATGATCCTTTTCTGTTAATTCTTCTTCATATATACCAGATTTTTCATTTCTCATTAAATCTAACCATTTATGAATTACCCAATAATTATTGAATTGATTATCAATTGTAAAATTTATACTAACTGGATCATATGATGGTTTATTATGAGAAGAAACATATACAGTACTACCAGCATATCTAATTTCTTCCGATGGTATAATATTTTTTGGTACTACAGTCCCGAAAATTGAAAATTGTAAAGTATCTAAATCTACATTAGCATTTAATCTATTTTGTTTTTTGTTGTATGGAATTAATACTTTAGGTAAAACTAAAGTTAATGTAAATTTATCTTTTCTCGATTTATTTAAAATCGACTGATCAAAATGATTTGCCATATTTATATTTATTGATAAGGCTTCCAACCTTGCATCATTAAATCTTCTAATTCTGGTTGATCCGAATGTTGTGATCCACCCATCACACAAGGCAATACATCAAAACCTTCTTTATTTCTTTCATTAGTGTATATAGATGTAGGATTTATAAAATATTTTATACCATAATCTATAGATTTTATTATAGATGGTTTATTATTTAAATCTTTTTCAACAATATCAAAAAATGATGGAGCAATTTCTTCGTGTAAAATCATTAAAGCCCACATTAATGATGTAACTCTATCGTCGTTTGAACCATGTTTTGCTCCCCATCCACCATTTTTATGTCTAACAAAATCTTTTAATTCTAAAACTGTATTAATATCATTTATTTGTACACATTTAGCACTAGTAATAAAATATCGTTGATTAGTCACCGCAAGACCTTTAGTATTTGTATGTGCAATAATACCATATTGATTTGTTGTTCTCGTTACTACTTTATTAACACCCCAATTTACAATATTTTCATAATTATATTCTCTTTTTAAATTATCTATTACTTGACCACCACAACCATTTCTTTCTATCATTGCTAATGGATTACCCCAATGTTCTAATATTTCTTTTAATTTAACGGTAAATTCTGATGGAGATATTTTATTATTAGCATATGTTGCTACTTGCTTTATTTTTTTTGGATCTGTGATATCTAAAATTTGTATTACCGTATAATCTTTTCCTACACCTTCAGCTATATCTACACCAGCAACATAAATTCTTTCATCATTAGGTTTTTCCCATAATAAATATCTACCATCATCAAATACATACATTGGTTCAAATGTATATCTTTTCATGTCATCAAACAATAATTCATCAATTGCGGACTCTCCTACTTGATCAAATTCGCATTCAAATTCTCTTTGCCACATGCTTTCATCTGCTAAAGATCCCATCGTTTCTCGTTTCCACTTTTCATCTCTACCGGGAACTTCATGCCACAATACTTTCATATGCGCCCAATCATTTTTACCTTTTAATGATCCATCATAAAGTTTATAAAATAATCCTGAAGTATCTCTTGGTGTAGATGCCATAATTATTTTTGACTTTTTAGATGAAGAAATAATTGGATATACAGATGCCCAAAACTCATTTAACATATTAGGTTCTATCCAATCTGCTTCATCAACAAATAATAAATTAGCCGATGAACCACGACCAGCAGTACCAGTTGTAGTAGTAATACCTATACGCGAACCATTTGATAACTCCATTGATTCTAATCCATAATAATTTACAGGAGCTTTAAGCCAATTAGGTAAATTTTCATATGCAAATCTTACTCTTCTAAATATTTCTTTTGCTGTATTTTCTTTGTTTGCAACAAGTAATAATCTTTGATCGTCTTGAAAAATTGCAACCCACAATAAAAATATCGTAGAAATAGTAGATTTACCTACCTGTCTACTAAACAATAATAAACTAAAACGATTATCACGAATCATTCTTAATGCTTTTTTTTGAAATGAATGTAATTTAATAGTTTGTCTTCCTTCATCTGTAGAAACAATATAAAAATATTTTTCAGCAAAGTATAATATATTTTCTTTACACTTCTTTAATTCAGACACCATGTGCGGAGTCCATTCAAATTGCGCTTCCACTGTTGGAAGTGCAGGATTATTCATGTAAATTTCTTTTTTGGGCTTTCTTGACATATAAGTACTTAGATACAATTAAAAAATTTTTTTTATTTTATTCAAAAAAAATGCATAATCGAGTATAAATAGAAATATGAGCAATAAATCTCTATTTGAAAAGTTATTCGAAGAAGTAATGCAAGACGGAACCGATGATGCCCAATTCGGTGGTGGTGATGCAGAAGGTATGGGCGATCTAGAAGCAATGGGTGGAGGAGAAGGTGGTGATGAAGTTACCCTTACTATGGATAAAGATACTGCACAAAAGTTGTATGATCTCTTAGGAGCACAATTAGGTGGTGGTGAAATGGAAGCAGAAGCTGGTGCTGAAGAAGGTGCTGGTGAAGCTCCAGAATCGGAAGATAATGAATGGGGATCAGAAGATGCTGAAGATTGCGACGAAGAAGACGAAAAGGAAAAGGAAAAGGAAGATGAAGATTCTGAAGAAGTTAAGTTAGAAGCTCCTCAATCTCAATATAAGCCTTTCAATAATAAGGGTGAATCTCTTCAAAGCAAGAATCAAAAGGTTTCTGGTGCATTAGCAGCTAATGCTACTGGTGGTGGAAAAGCACAGCAAACTTCACAAACTGCTGGTACTGCTCAATATATGCCAGCAAAAACCACTTATGATGATGGTAAGTCGATGAAAGTTTCTGGAGCTAGAGCTTCCACACCAAGTGGTCCTAGCAAGTCAGTTTTTCATCCTTAATTAATTCATAATAATTAAAAATTTTAAAAGGGACTCATACGAGTCCCTTTTATTTTTGCTAAATACTAATATGATTTCTTTTAAAGAATTTTATCTCTTAGAAATAACTAATCCTCATCATAGAAGAAGAGCTATTGATAGAGGACATAAAATGAATAGAAAAGGAGATAATATTGAAAAAGCAAATCAAATTGCTAATAGACATAAAAAAGGAGATCCAAACCATAAAGATCCTTTACCAATTGGTCCTATTGCTGCAAATAATCCAAAATTAATGAAATATGGTATTAACTTAAATGATATACCTAATAATGGATATAAAAGATTATCAAATTCTAAACAAGCAGTTAAAAGATTAGGAAACACTTTAACAATAATTAATTTATAATATGCAAGATTGTTATTATTCTGGTGCTGGAAATGGTAGTTTATGTTATGAATTGTATGATAAAACAAGATTACAACCAGACATAAAAGTAATAGCTAATGCTGCTGATGAAATAGTTAATATTAATGGACAAAAAATTAATTATTGGATTAATACCACAACTTTATTATCTGCCGATTCGATTTATGGTGAACAACCTACTGCTAGATTTCATGGTCCTAAATTAGTTAAAATGTTAATATCTTCATTAAATGAATCAAATTTAACTGTAAGTAATTGGGGATTTAATGCTGATGATGAATTAACTGGATATATTACATATGGTTTATTTGTAAAAGCTATGTCTGGTGATAATATATATTCTACTTTACAGCAAGACATAGAACCAAAATCAGGTGATGTCATACAAATGGTAGAATATGGTAATGATAGAATTAATGGTAGAAGTGGGAATTATTTTGAAATTACACAAAGAAGAGATCAAGATGTTGGAGATAATTTAAATCCATTAGGTGGACATTATTCATGGAAAATAACTGCTAAACGATTAGCTTATAGTTGGCAACCAAATCTACCACAAGAAACTGTTAATGATCAGATTACTGATGATACGTTTTACGGAAAATTAAGTAGTAATATTGTTGGAGAATTATCATCAGCACCAAAATCTTATACTGAATCTGCTGATACAGAAAGTGTAAAACATATACTAGATATGAGTGTAAATGACACATCTATGTATGGCACTTATGATTTAAATTAAATTACAGATAATCTAACTGTATTACTATCTATTGTATATTTGTTATTTCCTACTTTACAATAATAAGTATTATTAGAACTAAGTTGAACTAAATTTAATGTCAACGTATTTGTTTTCGCATTACTTATAGGAAAATTACTCCTATACCATTGATAAGTTATAGGCGCACTTCCTTTTACATTGATATAAAATACAAAAGTACTACCTACTGTAGCAACACCACTTAATGGTTGTCGTGTAATTACTACAGGCACATATGATATTATATGCTTATATTTTTTAAAGCTACCATTTTTTATAAACATAATTACATTACTAACCAATTATTTGTTACTCCACTAGCAAATATTCTCTTATATGTACCATAAGAAATACTTACTATTGCTGGTTGAGCTAACCCACCATTATAATGTACGTGTAAATCTACATTAGTAGGTGATGTATTTTTTATCATATACATTAATCCTTTATGTTCTGAATTGACAGCAGGTAATTCTAAATCTCTAGCTATACCATTACAATTTATAAATAAATATGTTCCAGAATCAATAGTTAATGATATTGTACCAGTTAATGTAGCCGATAATATCGCAGCATACATAGCATTATGTATTTTAATTGATTTTGTGGAAAGTTGATGAGTAAATGTACCTGTACTAGCAACAAAATTTATAGTAGAATTTCCACTAAGCCAATCCCCTGCACTATTATCTCTAACTGTAGTATATACATTATTCCAATTAGCACTAGTATCTTTTACTGAAGTATATACATTATTCCAATTAGCACTAGTGTCTTTTACAGAAGTAAATACGTTATTCCAGTTAGCACTAGTGTCTTTTACAGAAGTAAATACGTTATTCCAATTAGAACTATTAGAAGTTACTGAAGTAAATGTATTATTCCAATTAGCACTAGCATAGTTTACAGAATTAAATGTATTATTCCAGTCAGCACTAGCATTTTTTACAGAAGTAAATGTATTATTCCAATTAGCACTAGTAATGTTTACAGAATTAAATGTATTATTCCAATTAGCACTTTGTGCTGTTAAATTATTATATGAAGAATCCCATTTAGAAGATGCAGATTGTAATATATTAATATTAACTGCATTTACACTTCCAGTAAATATACCATTTCCTGTTACATTTATACCATTAGAACTTATTTCTAATATACTAGTTGTATTATTTTTAAATATTGCAATAGGATATGTTGTATTAATTTGTGATATAGTTAAAGCAGAAGAATTTCCAGTATTATAAACTGATAATGAACTAGTAGTAGCTACTGTAGTATTAATAATACAAGAATCTCCTAATATAGATAAATCTCCATTAATTAATAAATTTCCATTAATTGTAGAATTTCCATTAACTTGAAGATTAGTTCCTATATTTGCACTTTGGTCACATGATAATATACCAGTTATATTAAATTTAGGAGTTTTCGCATATATACCTTGACGAAAATCCATCGTCATAGTAAAATCTCCAAAACCTGTTAATGCACCATCACTAATAATAGTTTCCGTATCATCTCCAGATATAAAATTACATAATGTTGTATCTCTTACTGTAAGGTTTTCACATTTTACATCTCCAGAAAAATCAGCAGAAGCTACTTGGAAACCAGTACAACTAAGTGTACCATTAATTACAAAATCTCCTTGGAATGGTTCTTGCGGTGAAGCTATTGGATCAGTTCCGCTATCAGGAAATCCTTCAGTAGGATTAGTATGATGATCCTTTCTGTGAAGTTTATTATGAAAACGTGCATTTCCTGCCATTAAAGTATTTAGTCCATTAAATACTTACGATGGCTGATTCTACTTCTAATTTTTATATAAAACAGAATTATAATGCAAATTTTGATATTACATGGTCATTTCAATATGCAATTACTGGATCAAATACTGCTACTGGAGGATTTTCTACATTTTTATTTAATAATCATATATTATCTGGGGGTGGACCTTATTCTGGATTAGGATATACTGATTATAATTCAACAAATGGTGTAAGTGGAGCTGTATTAGGTGTATTATTTTTTAGTGATAATACTGTTAAAATAATTAAAGGTACAGGATTTAATGTACTAACATCATTTAATCTTCCTTCAAGTTTATCACCATTGGTAAAAAATACTGTAATATATAATACAATACGTTGTAATTTTACTAATATTGGACAAACTTTAATAATTTCAATTAAAGATAAAACTACAGATGAATATGTATCTGTAGGAGAATTTGCATTAAATTTAAGTCCTAAAATTGATGATTTTTATAAAATTGGATTTTCATATTCATCACCATTAACCGCAAATGGTAATAAAATAACATTTAAGTTAAAGGCCATACAATATCAAGGAATTGATTACATACCAACTACTACAATATCACAAAAACCAATAATAGTTCCTGCTATAGAAACTTATTATACTTTACAATCTCCTTCAAGTTCTTATATAGGAATTGGAATACCAGACCCAACAAATACTGGTTTCTTATTGCATAAGACCTAAATGAATAAATAAAAATATGGCTGATTCTTTTATTTATAGATTAAATGAATCTACAATTATTACTAGTAATGATTATACTGTTTTTGATGTTGTAGATACTAATACTGGACAATATTATACTAAAAAAGTATCTTATAATACATTAGTAAGATTATTATCGACTAATATTAATAATGAAATACAAAATACATTCAATACAATACAAACCAATATAACAAATATAACACAAACCGTAGCAAATAAATTAGATAAAACTGGTTTGAATTTTTCATCAAATGAAAAAATGGTTGGTCCGTTAAGTATTAATTCTACATTATCAGTTTTTGATGTAGCCCATTTTACTAAAAGCATAAATTTACATAGGAATAAAATTATAAATGTAGCAACTCCAGAATCAGATTTTGATGGTGCTAATAAAAAGTATATAGATGATAAATATAATACTTTAAATATACCAAATGCTTCAGGTTTAATTTTAAAAAGTGGTGATACTATGACAGGGTTTTTAACATTACCCAATAATACACCAACTGAAAATTATCATGCTGCAACAAAAAAATATGTAGATGACAAATACCCAAATAATATTTATTTGCATTTATCTGGTGGTTCTGTAACTGGACCCTTATCTGTCATTTCTCCTAATACTGATGTAGAAGCAGCTAATAAAAAATATGTAGATGATAGAATTGTAAAAGGTCCATTTTTACCTTTATCTGGTGGAACTTTAACTGGACCATTATCAGTATTAGAACCAACTGCTGGTAATCATCCTGCTACAAAAAAATATGTAGATAGTTTAGTATCTCCCGTAACTATAACAAATTTTGTACCTATTTCAGGCAATGTTTCAATTACTGGTCCTTTATCTGTATTAACTCCTACATTATGTGATCATGCTGCAAATAAAGAATATGTAGATTCTAAAGTATTATCTATTTCGTCATTTTTACCATTATCTGGGGGATCTATGACTGGTTATTTATCAGTTTTATCTCCTAGTGCAAATCCAGAAGCAGTTAACAAACAATATGTAGATGATAAAAAAGAATTAATTGGAAAATTTTATTTACCATTGTCAGGTGGAGCTGTTGATGGTCCTTTATATGTCATAGACATTACTCCATCAAGTCCATTAAATCAAGTAGTTAATAAAAAATATATAGATAGCAAATATATTGTTGGTGCGTCATATCTTCCTCTTAGCGGTGGAACTATGACGGGACCATTATCTGTATTAGATCCAATAAACAAAGAACATGCAGCAAATAAAGAATATGTAGATTATTATTTTAACTTAGCATTTACTGGTCATTATGTACCTATTTCTGGTAATCGTTCATTAACTGGTCCTTTATCTGTATTAACTCCTACATTATCTGATCATGCAGCAAATAAAGCATATGTAGATTCTAAAGTAATACCAACATCATCATTTTTAACTTTATCTGGGGGAACTATAACAGGTCCATTAACTGTACTTACACCAACACAAAATAAAGAAGCTGCTACAAAAAAATATGTAGATGATAAATTTCCACCAAATACATTCTTACCATTAGCAGGTGGTACTATGACTGGTCCTTTATATATACAAGAATTAGTTAGTTCTGATCCAAGTAATCAAGCTGCTAATAAAGGATATATAGATCTTTTAATAAAGCCTTCAGAATATGTACCTTTGTCGGGTGGTGTTACTATTACTAAAGTTATTTATTTAGATAGACCAACTCCACCTACAAATGATAATGAAGTTATAAACAAAAAATATGTAGATGATAGAATACCAACTATCACAGGTTATGTACCTTTAAGTGGTGGTACTATGACTGGTTATTTGAATGTATCAAATCCTACTTCAGATTCTCATGCAGCTAATAAAGCATATGTAGATACCAAATCAACTGCTATAATTGGAAATTATTTACCAATAAGTGGTGGTAGTATGACTGGTCCGTTATCAGTTAACTCTCCTACTTCACCTAGCGAAGCAGCTAATAAATTATATGTAGACACTACTATAAATCCAAGTGGAAAATATTTACCTTTAAGTGGTGGACAAATGGATGGATTAGTAGTTTTATCAGCTTATTGCGAAGAAGTACAAACAGTTGATTTTAATACTAATGGACCATTAACTATAGATTTTGGATCAAATCTTGGTACTTCTAAATTTTCAAATACATATTTTATTAATTTAAAAGCAAATATTACTGGAATTAATTTAATAGGTACATTTGGATCTGGATTTATACATAATATAACATTTTTTATAAAACAAATGGGTACTACCGCTGCATTTTATAATATAACATGGGCAACAACAATAAATTCAACAACCACAAATGTTGCATGGGCTTCTGGATTTAATCCTCCTATTGTTAGTAAATTACAAAATGCTGTAGATATAATAACATTAACTTGTATAGGTTCAGCTCTTAGCACTGCTAAATGGTATGGATTTAGTTCAGGTCAAACTTTTGCATAATTATGAGTAATTTTGATTTTATAAATGATTTATCAGAATCTTCCACAATTAATAATAACGATTATGCTATTGTAGATATATTTGATAATAGCAGTGGATCTTATGTTACAAGAAAAATTACATTTTCTAATTATATAGATCAAATAAAATCATTTATAAATACAACATTTCCGTTCAATATTAATACTTTAGAAAATAATGTTACTAATATAGAAATATCTTTATCATCAAAATTAGATAAAAATGGATTACTTTATAACATTAATGAAAAAATAACTGGGCCTCTTGTATTAAATTCAACATTATCTGTTTTTGAAAATACAGATTTTAATAACTATATTAATTTAAGATATAATTTGATTAATAATTTAAGTGTTATTTCACCAATAGATAGCTACGATTTAATTAATAAAAAATATGTAGATGATCATATTATCGAAATCAATAATAGTTTAATAAATCCAAATAATTATGTAAGTAGAAATGGTTCCACTATGACTGGTTCTTTATGTTTACATTCAAATCCAACTGACTTGTATCATACATCAACCAAACAATATGTAGATACTTTATTTAATGAATTAAGTAATTATGTACATTTATCAGGATTTGATTCTATTACTAACCATGTATCAGTAATAGAACCTATAGATAATTCACATATAGTAACTAAAAAATATGCGGATCAAAATAATAATTCCAAAGATTTTCTTTTACTCAGCGGTGGTGAATTAACTGGTTCTATAATTATTCCTTCATTATCAAGTAATAGTTTAAATTATATAGCAGATCGTGATTATGTAATAAAAGCTAATACTATTACCAAAACAAATTATTTAAGTGTTGGTGGAGGATTTTTATTTACTAATCCCATAAGCGTATTAACTCCAAATGTTTCATCAGAAATAGCAAATAAATATTATGTAGATTTAACAATAAATCATGATAAGTTTGTAAAAATAACTGGAGATTTAATGACAGGTGCTTTATCCGCATTTTATCCTATATCAGCTAATCATATTGTTATAAAAGAATACGTAGATAATATTGCTAATTACTTAAGCAGTACTTATGTAAAAATAAGTGGTTATGATACCATTACTGGTACTTTATCAGTATTAGTAGAACCAACACTTAGTAATCAAGTAGCTACTTTACTATATGCTGATACTCGAAATAATACAGGAAATTATATACAAACAACTGGCGGTGCTCTTAGTGTTATTAATAGAAAAGGTGGAGAATTATCGGTCCAACCATTAAACTATCAATTACAAAATCCAAAACTTATTGCAGATAAACAATATATAGATACGGCTTATGATATTATAATTAATAGTTTACGTATAGAAGGAGGAAAATTAACTGGACCATTAGGAGTGTTAATACCAAATACAAGAGTTGAAATAGCAAATAAAGCATATGTAGATGAAATACTTAAACCTCCAACTATTTTTATTACCAAAGATGCTCCTATTGTATTACCCGGAGAATTAATAATTGAAAATGATCCTAATGCTGATCAAGAAATAGCAAATAAACAATATGTAGATAGTTTAGCAAATAATGCAAATACAAATTATGTACATTTAAGTGGTAATGAAACTATTACTGGTAAATTATATATAAATAGTTATCCAACTGCTTCTAAACAAATTTTACATAAACAGGCAGTAGATACTATAAATTCTTCATTAAGTACATTATTACCAAAAAATCAAGATGCTGTAATTACTGGTCCTATAAATTTAACAGTACCAAATATTACTTCACCTATTAAATTAGGTGAAGATCCTACAATTATAATACCAAAATCATATGCTGATTTATTAGAAAAAGAAGCAAAGAAATTTTTACGTTATACCGGTGGAACTATAACACCGGGAAACTTAACTGTATTAAGTGCAATTTCAGCTAATCATATAGTAACAAAAAAATCTATAGATGATACATTTAAACCAAATTTAAGTGTTCCTATAGCAGGAAATGTAAAAATAACTAATTACTTATCAGCATTTTCTGACCCGAATACTTCTAAGGAAATTGCTACTAAACAATATGCTGAAAAAATTGCAGATGCGGATAACTATACCAAATTAAAAGATACAGCTATCAATAAAACATCATTTAAAAGACATGCACAAGGTTATAAATTATTAACTTCATCAAGTACATTAACATTAAATGCTAGTGCATGTACGGTTTTTCAAATAAATGTAACTTCATCAATTAATGGATTTACTATCCAAAACATAAATCCAAATAAAGTTTATTATTTTACATTCTTTTTAAATCAAAAAACAAATAACTCAACTATTAATTGGAATATTAATAGTAAAAATGTATTATGGGCTTCTCAAGGAGATGAAAAGCCATCATTTACAAATGTAATTAATACATCTGATGTAGTAACCATAATAGCTATTAATGGTGAATTTTATGGGATTGATGGTGGTCAGCAATATGTTTAAATAAACTTGAATCTAGATATAAGTTTTCTTCTGTTTTAAAATCATGAAGCATACTAGGAAATCTTTCTTTTACATATTTTTGAATAGCTAAAGGTTTAATCCATTTTGAAGATTTTTCTAAATTTACTTTATTTTTCTTAGCATTTTCAGAAATATAGTGCATTGATTCTAATAAACATAGCCATCTAGCATATGTTTCAATATTCATAATATGCTTTTTATTAGATTTTGTCGTTACAGATATCTTATTAATCATAAAAAATTTTTAGTTAAAAAACCAAGAAGCAGAGCATTAATTTCATTTGTCGAAACATCAATATCATTAACCATTAAACACTCTAAACTTGAAAGCATTGTATCAAATATTTTCCTCGATGTCAAATCTTTGACATTGTTGTTTTTATATTTTAAAATATAAAAATCTCTTAATAATTGTAAAATGTTTCTAAAAGCATCATTTCCAGAATCTGATTTGCATTTATAAATTGATCCCATATCGTAAGGTTTAAATAAATTTTTATCCTTACACAATAAAGCATTTCTCACTTGATTTGAAATATCATTATATTGTTCGATAATATTTTTTGAATCTGTTATTGAAGATGGTACTTCTACAGCATTTAATAATTCTTTTGAAGAAATTTGTAATTCCATATTAAGGTTTTTCTTGTAATTTTTTGTATACTTCGGATATAGCTAATTCCGCATTATCTAAATCCATTATTTCGGTTTTTAAAAATGTTTTTGTAGTTACTTCTACCGAAACATCTTTTTTACATTCTAAACATTTATAATAATTTTCGGTATTTAATGTTATAGGAATGAACATTTTCTTCTCTAAGTAACAAGGACATTTAACTTCCATACCTTGCTTAGAGAATTCTTTTATTCGTTCGTTTTTAATTCTTTCTGCATATATACTTAAAATTCGTTTATAAATATCATAAAGAATTATTTGTATAATAGAAGAAAATAGAAATAACTTTATAAAAGTTAAAGAGTTTTCGGAAAATACAAGTGATATAGAACCACTTATTACAAATAATATACCCAAAGGTTTTAATAAATTAAACCACATAGATATATTTTAACATAATTAATTAATTAATCAACTTCAAATATACTTAAAAAATCTGGAACTTCTATTAATTTAGAATTAATTTTATCTAATCTTTTAACTGATTTTTCTAATGCAATTCGTTCTGAATCGCTTACAGATGGGTTATTTAAAGCAGCATCAAACTGATTTCTTAAAACCATAACTTTTTCAAATATTTCAAATATTTGTTGTTTAAACATTCCAATTTCAAATGGATATTGTACTCCACCAACTTGGCCTATTTGTTGTTGAACAGGAATAGCAATTTGAACAAATGGTTCATCATTAGACATACCATAAATTTGTCTATTGGCATTACTCATTACATCTTCTCTCAAATTTTTCTTTTTCACTGTAATTATTTACTATTTTTGACTAAATAATCACATGAGTAATTTATTTCAAAAGGCATTTGTTCATGTTTTAAGAGAACAACCTCAAGTTTCTGATGCTGATGCTATGGTACAAACTTTAGATAAAGGCACTAATCCAGCAGATTTTGACGTAGATGCTGGTGCTGCTGCTGATCATATGGAAGCAGTTACTAAGATGCAAACCCAAATGGTTACATCTTTAGAAGGATGGATTACCAAACTAGAAGATTTCTCAGATTTTTTGAATGGTGTACAACCAGAATCTATGCAATCTAAATTAAAAAACTGTGTGGCTGATACACTTTTCGATAAAATTCGTGTAGCAGAAACCAAAAAAATCGCCAGAGTTTCTATGGAAGTTACATCCCTTTGTGAAATGTTAAAGGGTTATCTCGCATCTGCTTCAGATGCAAAATACAAGGGTGTATAATATTATTTTCCTTTATTAGTGTGTTTTAAAATAAAGTCTGGGGATATTTCTCCAGACTTTATTTTTATAGCTATATCATTAAAATCTTTACAAATCTGACCTAATTGTTTGGGCCAAATAAACACATGTTCTTTTAATTCTAAAAGCTTTTTAGTTTTATTTAAAGCTGCTTTATCTTTCCATTGAGAATCCAATACCCATACTTTCTTATGAAATGGAAATTTATTAATTTGTTGCTGCTGTAAAGTAGTATATAATTGATATGAATTTTCTTGAATACCACCAATAGCTACACCATTTTTCACAAAGCATGAATTAATTGGTCCTTCAAATACAAATATATATTCAGAATTTTGCTCTACTTTATCTATATTAAATATAGTTTTATCTCCACCAATTTTTGATATATACCTAGGCTTATATAGATTATCAGAATCTAATATTGTTCTAGATTGATAATAACATATTTTTCCATTCTCATCAAAAAATGGTATGATTAATCGATTTTTGTGTACTTTATCAGTCAATGATAAGTAAAAGGCTTTTGGAGCGTTTATAGCTTTATTCAATAAACGATTTTTAAGTAGATCTATTGCCTTCTTTACTACTTTATTATCTTTAAAATATTCTAATTGTAAAGAATCCGATAAATTAATACAATCTTTAGGTAAAGATTCTACAACAAAAGTTTTCTTAGCTTCTTCTTCAAATGGTAAAATTTCTATTGCACTATCCGAAACTTCATCTTTGATTTCTTTGAATGTTAAATTAGTAACATCCATTACCCATTTAAGAGTATTTTTATTATAACCACAATTATGACAATAACACCTTTTATTTTTAGGTATATAATAAAATCTTCTTTTTCTTAACCAAGAAGAACCTTCTCTACAGATAGGGCATGAACCCTGATATGTATTATTAAATTTATTTTTTTCAGGAGCACCTACAAATCTAAAAAATTTTTCTACTATATAATCTTCTGGCAATTCGAAGGACATGCCCAGATTGTATCAAAATTCTAGATCAAATCAAGCATTAATGGCATTGATTTGTTATATCTTCTCTAGATGTGGCATCCAATATACGGACTACACCTTTTCTAATAAAAGCACCTGAAGCTGGATCTACCCAAACCGCTTCCACATAAATTTTGTCACCATATTGTCTTTCTGTGAGGCGAGGTTCTACCATTTGACCACTAATTGGTGAAGGAACTTTAATTGCACGTACTATATCCATAGTACTATTTATTAATTTTAGTATTAAATTCAAATTGTTTTTTTAATAACTTAAATACAGATTTAGGCATTTGCTCCACAATCTCTACAATTTTTTGATTTAATCCTAATGCAAATTTTTCTTTTGGTATGGTACGATTTATATTTTTAGGTATAGATATAAATTTTAAATCTTCTTCGGTTTCTTCTATAAAAACTAAAATTTCTCCTACATATGTTCCTGTAGTTACAGCATATGAATATCCTATGATGGGATGAGTTTTGGTTTTAAATAAATTTATCATAATCCATTATGATGATTCATGGATATAAATAATCTAGCTAATGAAGTATATAATGCATCAGCATCTAATTGTGATTTAGCATTGGTAATAACTATTGGTTGGTTATTTAAATTGTAACCAATAACAATAAATGATCTTAAAAATTCTTCCATTGTTGCAATCATTGCTTCAATTTCTAAATCAGATTGTTTCAATCTTTCAGAGGCATTTTTCAACAATGCTTCCTTCAACATTTTTTGTATTTGATCAGCAGTAAAACTTGCTACAAGTTTTTTTGGTTCCGATTTTTTTCTTTTCGGAGGTTTAGGGTGATCATCTTTATTTTCCATCCAATTCTTTATTTTTAAAGAAAAAATTGTTTTCGTTTATTGTAGGAACACCTTTATCTACTAAAAGTTGAACTATAACTTCTATAGATTCTGTGTTGATTGAAAAATTTTTTGGAAAAAAGTTCCCTCCGTCATTAAACTCAAACATAATTTCATTATTAAAATTTTTGTTATTATAACATGTAACAAAAATAGATGTACCCCCCGGATCAATTAGTACTGTCCATCTTCGATTATCATGTATACCATATTGTTGAAATACACGCAAAACACCATATTTACAATCTCGCAATCGCTTAATGAAATATCCCGGTGTTTTTATCTTATTTTGTTGTCTTTTGTTTAAATTCATAATTATGAAACATGAGCAATTGAAATGTATTTCAATTTATACTTATCATCCATAACATCAAATGCAATAACTCCTTTTTTAGTATTTAATTTAATATCAATTTCATTGGTTTTTAAAAATGAAATGTTACGAAATACATCAAAATTAAAAGGTAAACAAAATTCACTTACATTTCCAATAAAACTATCTGCTAATTTGCAAGTATATGTATCTACATTAAATTTAGTTTTATCGTTTAACTCTCCGATTACATTACCATCTTCTATACTAAGATAGATTTTATTAGTATTTGTAATAAAAGTACTGCTTTTCATTAAAGAATTGAAAATAGGCAATGATAATTTAAATTGTATATCATATTCCATAGAATTAATCTTATCAATATTAAAATTAGCAGATTTTACTATATTATCATTAATCAAATGAAACTTAAATTTCATTGTAGATGATTTATATTCAATATTATTAGCATTAACAGTTAATTCGAATGTATCTTGATTTATACAATCGATAATTTTAATAAATTTTTTAACATCAGAAAAACTTAAAGATCGTTTTTCTTCATAATCAATTAACTCGATATCATCTGTTATAGAATATAAACTAAAATTGTTATCAGATGTTCTATTAATATTATAGATAGAATTGTTTTCTATCGTTAGTGTACACAAATCATTAATCCTAGAAATTGGATTTAAAAACTTTTGTACGAAATTTGATTTATTCAGAATTTTTAGTTTCATCGCCTTCCAATAATAATAGCATTTTTGATAGCATATTGTCCAGCTTTTTAATTTTTTTCTCTATATCTTCCAGCTTATTATTAATAGTAATTGCAGTTATACTATTATCAAACGTAAATTCCATTTGACTTGGATCATTTGGTGGAGGGGGAACACGAACTCCTGTATCTAAAAATATTTTAGTTTGAGCAGGTATGTTTTGTATTGGTTGTTCAATTTGTTGTTGGGGAATAACTGTATCCCTAACTTCATTCATAACTTTTTGTGCTACTGCTTGAAATTCATTTTTCTTAGGAGCTAAAAAAGCATTTGGTGATACAATATTACTATCATATCTAGATATTTCGCTATACGTTTGACCCAAAAAACCTACTAATGTTTGGTGAAGTTCTTGTGGAGAAATATCATTAAGATAATTTGGATCATCATTCATATTAATATATACAAAAAAACTCCAAGATGTCTAGTCTTGGAGTTTTTTATAAAATTAAAGCTTAATTAAGCGGTTTGTGATTTCAAAATTTCAGCAATCATTTCATCTGAAATATCAGAATCATCTTCATCTACTGCTGAAGATTTGGAAGATACTGAAGAAGACATCTTTTGTACTGGTACTTCATCAGATTCTTCTTGTGCTTTCGAAGCACACAAGAAATGTGTATTCCACATATCAACCAATTCAGATTCTGTTTTTAACGGATTAATTGCCTCAAGATCAAAAACACTATCATAGATTTCTTGTTGCTTTTCCTTAGAAAGCTTCAAGTCAAAAGGTGAAGTAAATCTGCTACTGTCATAAGATACATATTCACCTTGTGTTTCTACCTTCAACTTAAAGTTTACACCATTTGCAGAAAGATCAAAAACCTTTGGACCAAATTCATCCGCATCATCTCCGCTAATTGCCGATGTAATCTTCTTGTTTAATTTTGTACCAAAACGTAGAATCTTAACCTTTCCATTATTCTCAGGATTAACTGGATCTTCCACAACAAGAACATTAACATACCATTGTTCCTGCCACTTAACAAGTTTTGCCTTTTCCTTTTCCTCTTCAGTACCAAACTTAGAAAGACGATAACGCTCTCTACCGATTGGATCAGGTTGACCAATAGTTTGCAAACTCAAAGCTGAAACGTATTGTCCTGTTGCAAAACTATTCCAACCATGTGTATAGAAATGGTAGAATGTCTTACTAAGATCCTTTAGGTTTGGAAGCAAACGCAACACATATGTATTGCCAGCCTTAAACTTAAGGATTTCCTTATACAAAGGATTTGATGTTGATGAATCGCTCTTTGCAAGAGCTTCTTTAATTGATTGGAACATTGTTGAAGTAAACATAATTTATAATAAGTTAATTTAGTTAATATTGATTTAATTTAGGTTTTAATGCTATCACAAGAATTCAAACAAATCAAGAATTATTTGGTGAACTTTTGTAGATTTTATACGCCTTGATAGCTTTCAGCGTAGTGAAAAATTTCAAATTTATATAATTGTCATTTGGATAGACAAAATATGCAGATTTGAAAAACTCGTTGATATTTATATCAGAATGCTTTTCGAAAAACAAGCTTAATTTTTGCAAACATAAAGAATTTGTATTATTTAGTTTTGTAAAATCAACTCTTTTTCGATACGGCAACCCCTTTGCGCTTCTTGATTCTTTTAGAAACACGTTGTAAATTTTCTTTTGTAAATCCGTAAACATTTTTTTTAATTTTAGAACCTTGTGTTGAATTTAGATATTTAGAAATGTATTTACTTTTAGATATAGAAGAATCAAAATCTATAAAAAATTTAAAAAGATCATAGTCATTATCTATTGTAAGTAAGTATTTTAATAAAGCTTTATAATTATCATTTTTTAAAACTAACAAAAAAATATTTGGCAAATTTAATTTTTTGCCATTTATAATACACATCAAACTACAAAAACATAAAAAGTTATGATCGTTTTCATCTTTATTCAAATACAATTCCATCATATATAAATTTATACATGATTTTCTAAAAAGCTATTGATGATATTCTTTTAAAAACTTTTCATTACTATCAGACCACATTTTATCATGTAATGATAATAAACCGGGAGAACTATGTATAACATGTATAGGATATACGCCAATTCTTAAATTTTTTCTATTAGCATCAATACAACTAGAAATATCATAATGATGAAACATATAATTTTCATTAAATTTCCAATCTGTTTTAGTAACAGAAGGAAGATGAATTGCCATAAATAACCCATCAATTATAGCTACTCTACTAGGTGTAGGTCCAAAAGCGGTTGTCATAGTTTGATTATTATCACCAGCAGGATGTGCTACTTCACCTCGTTGTTGTAGTTTATCAGTCATGATGTGCCATAAAGCTGGATTTGTTAATCTTGGATTAAGACCTCCAGCTAATCCAATTATATTATAACCTAATTTAGTATTAGCCATTTTAAGTTTTTCATATAATTTAAGGTCATCAATATATACATCATCATGTACACATACCAAAAATTCTACATCAGTATTCTTATATTCCTGTATTTTTCTGTTATAAACAGTGGGCATACCATCTAAATTTTCCCAAGTAATATCTAATATACAATTATGTAATTCTAATCCATCTTTATATGATCTATAAATTGGTAATTTATTTGCTTCTTCTTTTAGTTTTCTCGTACAAGAGACAATTGCTACTTTATGTGACATAAAATAATTTTATCATAAATTGAATAAAAATCAATAAATAATGAATATGAGTATATTAAATCGTCCCGGTTGGGCTAATAGATCTATTATAAATGAAGGAAGATTACATTCTGATGACCTAAAACAAAGAATTACTAATCTATTCCAAAGAACATCTTTAGGCAATTCACCAACTTATACTGTTGGAAAAATTGCAGATTTTTTACGAAAAGAAAAAGGAAATGATGTAGATATTAATGATATAACAGATGAAGATATCATTAGGATTGCTAGTAATCCAGAAGTTACTAGTAATAAATTTAGTCCTAAATTGAAAGATTCTATCGCATCATCTAGACAAGAAACACCAAATTCTTCATCACAATCTTCTTTAAATCAATCGGAAATTGATTCAGATTCTCCAGAATCATTGGAAGATATTGAAGATTTTGAAACTCCTAGTAATGATTCATCATATGATGATTATTCATCTAATGAATTAGAATCATCAGATGACACAGAATCAGAATTAGCTTCTGTAGGTTCTAATACTTCAGACATTTCTCCTTCTGGAGAAATGGATTTTGAAATATCTTTACCTTCTGAAGATGCAGAAGAAAAGAAAAAGAAAAGTTCATGTGCTTGTAACAAGGAACAAAGACCTCAAGACGAGCCAAAAATGAACCAAATTATCAAGAAAGAAAGTGTTAAACTTTCTCCTAAAGCAGTTAATAAACTATTACAAGAAAATTATTTTAAATCTAAACAACATAAGTTTAGAATAGAAGAAAGATATGGTTATTAATTTTTAACCATGCAAAAGAACATTCCCTTTATAATTTTCTTTTAAAATTAAACTCTTAGCAGTTTCTAAGATAGAATTAGGAGACATACTTTCCCAATTTAAAATTCTAGTATCTGCATTATTAACTTTAATTAATAGAACATTATTATCTACAGTTACTACTACTGGCTTACCAAGTTTAGAAAACTCAGTAAATAATAGGTTTGTTATACTATCTATTGTATTCATAAATTTATTCTTCATTATCTACTTCCGCTTCCATTTGATTTAATTCTTTAATTTGCTTTCCTGAAAGACTCCATTCAATTTTAATTTTTTCATCAATTAATGGAATAATAGTTTTTTCCCAAAAATCAGAATTACTAATAAAAGACTTTGCGTATCCAAGTTTTTCACCATTAAAAGAGTATGTAGCACCTGATTGCTGAATCACATTAAGTCCTACTGCTAAATCCAATAATCCATGATACTTATCCGCTCCAGTAGAAAACGAAATATATAGTTCACTTTCCAAGTACTGTTTAATAAACCTATTTTTAGCAGTCAATGCTCTTACAATAATACCTACATAGTTTCTTTGCCCTACTGCTACACCTGATGTTTCTGATTTTATCGCATCTTCTTTTACAGGTTTTCTTGTAAATTGAACTGATACTGATGGTAGATATACGCAAGCCTTTCCACCGGGCATATTCTTAACCAAAGTGGGATGTAAATCACCGGGATTATCATATAGATGATTAGTGATAATAATTGGGGTTTTTGTAATTGCTGACAATTGAGTACATGTACGCAATAAAGATTTAATTGCTCTAGCCCTAGTACCCATGTCTACAGATACCGAATCCTTTTCCATTCTTGACGTTTCGATTGCACTTTCTAAATTACCCAAAGAATCAATAGCAATAATGAATTTACCTTCCAATCCCTTTTCTTTGACAACATTTAAAAATTTAAATACACTATTACGACATTGTTCCACATTAAAAATTGGAACGTATTTTATTTTAGAAGTATCCAAACCCAATCGTTCTGCACCTTCTGGATCAATAGCGTTTTCAGAATCAAAAATAACTGCTGTTAGCCCTTCTTTTTGAGCATTAGCCAAAATCTTTTGGATAATAGAAGATTTAAAAGTCATACTTTCACCGTAAAACATCGTCAATCTTCCATTAGGAATTCCACCTCCACGAATTTTACCACTAATAATTGCATCTAATACATAGCTTCCCGTACTAATCCACTTATCTACTCTAGACAATGTAGAATCCTTAAGAAAAGATACAAAAGGATTACCTTCTTCCAAAACTTCCATTGCTTTTAAAATTTCTTTATCCATGATTATATGGTATCATAAAATCTATACAAAGCAATAAAAAACCTCTGAAATTTCTTTCAGAGGTTTTTATCGAATACTTTTTAAATAATTTTTATTCGTCAAACAACTTAATTACTGGTTCATCTGCTACTGGAGATTGAGATGCCAATTGTGGAGTAGAAATCCTAATATATTGCTCAGTAAGTCGAGCATCAACTTCTACATCAGCAATAGTAATCTGGCTCAAATTAAATGACCAAACACTACCTTCACTCCTCTTAGCATCTGCGATAAACTCAGAAAAGAATAGAGGAATTAATTGCACTTGTAATTGACCATTCTGGGCTTGTGCAACATTAATCATGGCAGGATTCTTTACCTTTAAGGTCGTATCCGTAATCTGATCATTAACACCGAGAATAGTTCTACCGATTGAATCAATAAATGTAACTAGTTTCATATTTCGTTATTATTTTATCATTATATTTCAAATAATCAAGAGAAAAGTTCATCTAATGTACACATCATTTGTTCATTAGGTTTTCTTGGAGTCCAATTCATAACTTTATAAAATCGTTCAACGCATTTATACATATCCTTCTCAAACATCAAATACATATCTGGTTTAAAAAATTCTTTAAATTCTTCTGGGTATCTTGTTTTATATCCTATAGCATCTACATTATACATATTAGGTTGTTCCAAATAAAAATATTTCAGTTTATCACCACTAGTAATTTTTTCGTATTTTTTATCTAAACCCAATTCATCTAGTAATAAATTATAAAAATATGCAGCTTTTACATGACATGGCATACCCTTTGAAGTATGATATCCTTTACATAAAGATTCATACTTTTCTAAATTTTTAATTCCTTTTACAATAGATATTTCATTTACTTCCATCTTCAAAAAAATATCATAAGCCTCTTTAAAAATTTTATCTGTTAGTTGTTCGGATTTTGTTAGTACTACATTTTGGATTATTTTCTTAACATATGGTTTGATTGACTTTGGCATTGTAGTACTTACAACTTCAATACCTGTATATTTCCAACCCGTTTCTGGTTTATTTTCTTTATCTAAATAATGCAATACGTATCTTTTCTTTTCCAGAAAAATACCAGCATCACACATATATTCTCGTTTAAATTCAAATCTACAATCTAATGTATTTAAATTTTTTTCTGCCCATACTTTTATTTGATTATTTAAATAATTCTGTAGCTTATTAGTTATATCATAAGACTCTTTAGTTATTTTTTCCCCATCCGAAAACCTTTTTACTAATTGATCAATTGATACATACATACTATCAGTATCACCAGCAATTAATCCCTTTTCCAAAAATTTAACATCTGTATTTCCAGTTTCTTGTTTAACAAATTGTTTAAATATTTCTCTAGATTCCTTAATAACTGCTTGTCCTGTCAATGTAATTGATTCAGCAATATCTCTATCTGCAATAGGACAATATTCATTACCACATGCACCATATACACTATTAATAAAAATTTTAATAGATTGCTGTTTAGTATCTAATTGTTCAATTTTTATTTTAGCTTTTTCTTTATCCTCTCCAATTAAATTATCTAAACCCAATTTAATTATCCTTATTTCTGAACGAGTTTTAACACGCTTTTTATAAAATTGATCAACCAAATCAGCTAAAATCCCTCGCTTTTTTTGCGAAAATAAAACTTTAGCTTTTGATAAAGTAAGCTTTTCTTTGACAATATATTTTTTAAATTCTATCAAATTAAAATCTACTACTATACCATCAACATTTCTAATAGAAATTTTATTTTTATCAGCATGGATAATTTTACCTACTTTAGTTTCTGGTGAAGCATTTAGTGTAATCATCGTATTAGGATACAATGAATTTGCATCAAAGCTAACAATAGATGTATGATGCCCAGCAACAGGTTGTGCCACAAACCCACCTTGAAATTTTTCAATTCCTTCTTCATCAACTACAAAAGTGCATAACCGTTGGTTCTTTTTTCTAGCTTCAATTGCAGCAGCTCCTGTTACCACACTAACAGTCCCTAATGCAGATTCAAATGTTGTACATCCTGTATAGGATAACATTCTTAACAATTGTATGTATTGTAGTTTTTCTTCAAGTTTTACTAACATTCGAACATCTTGAATATTATAATCTACAAATGTTTCCCAATCATTATTCATTAATTCAAACAAACTTTGATCACCATAATCAACTTTATTCTCATCTAGTTCAACTTGTCCGATATAATCCAATTTATAAGACTCTCTGTTAATAGGACAAAACTTCTTATAAATGTCCATATAATCTACACATGATATACCATCAATTCGGTGTACGATATCGGTACTACCAAATTTATTAGCAATCATTTTTGTGTAACGTCTTTTATGTGGAGATAACATATCAGCATCCTCTTTACTTAAAACACGTTCAATTCTATTGACTATATATGGTATATCATATCTATCACTATTCCATCCTGATAAAATGTCTGGATATTCGCTTGCTATATAATCTACAAATTTACGCAATAATATATATTCAGATCCACAATACACATAGTTTACATCAAAATCTTTTGGATTATATGGACCTGTACCCCAAACAAAAAATTTCTTTTTCAATGAATCATATACAGTAATTACATTGATTTCATCATTTGGATCGCTTGGACTTGAAAATCCATTTTCCCCAACAGCTTCAATATCTACTAATAAAAGTTTTAAAGGAAATTTAGAAAAGTCATCAGTATCATTATGATTCCAATATAAATCAATAAGTGTTTGTTGGGTAGGATTGTAATTATCAAACAATCGCTTTAACCCACGTTCTTTGATAAATTTATTCTTATCAAAAATTGTATTAAATGCTCTCTTTTTTAAGTTGGTATCAAAAATACTAACTTCATCTCCACTATTATCTTCGTAATAAAAATAAGGGTAACATGGAATAGTTGTAACTATCCTATCCCCATCTTCTGACCAAGTATATAATTCAACAGCTTTCTCTTTATAATTATAAACCGCATTTCTATAACCTATCATTTCAGAATGATAACATAGAATTTTTACTTTATCAAGGATTGTAACGCTTTAAATTTGTTCTTGAAGGATGACCAAAAGGAGTCAAAAATAATTCTTCATAACAATTTAAATTTCTTTCATGTTCCAAAAATCTATCTTCCGCAACTTTCCTACGCTTATATGAACTATTTTTATAATGCCCTGCTCTCTTTAATTCATGATCTATTTTGGAGAGCATTTCTTCTCCAGTTTTAAATTTAATTTCAGCATCTTCATATGTACACATATCTTGACATGCTACTGGTAATCCATAAGCACATGCTTCTATGTACTTTAAATCACTCTTCGAACGATTAAATGAATTGTCTTGCAATGGAGCAACCATCATTTGAACTCCCAAATCATAAATTTTTTGTGGGTAATCATATAGACGTTGCCAAGGGTGAAATTCTATTTCACCTCGTTCTACATAAGGTCTTAATGGTGGTGGGAATGCACCCATAAACACCCACTGATACTTATGTCTGCTATCAATTATGGCTTTAACAACATGTTCAAAATCATCTTTTTGACCGACTCTATTTTCAACATCAAAGTGAGCACCACTACCCGCATAAAGCAAACGAGGTTTTTGTTTATTTTTATCATATAATGCATTTATTCTATCTGGATTGAAATAATTTCCTATCCACCATTTTGCAGGGAAATTAGGTATAACTGTTATTTCCTTTTTTCCAGTTCTAGTTTGATATAATTCTCTCATGAAATTACATGTGACACTAACTTCATCACACATATTAATGATATCAACTACATTATTTCTAATTTCATCAGAAGTAAATGCAGTTTTAAATTTATTATAATCTGGAATATCTTCTCTAAAGACAACATCATCTACTTCATAAATAATTTTAAATTTATGTTCCTGTTGTACTTGTTTTAAAAATTTAACGAATTCTTTTTGTGCAGAAGTTGCTTGTCTTTGTAATCTAACTGCTTTAACATTAACATACCACCTTGGATCTAATACCATGACTGTAGTATCAGTTACCATCATTTTTCCTTGATAATTTAATAAATGACTTACCCAACCCATCCTATATAATCCACAACCACTCAAGTCTGCACCAAATTGAATTACTCTTGGTAATGCGACTTCACTTGGTTGTTCTGGTTGTTGTTGTTGAATATTACCAACATTTATAGGATTAACCATTTGAAATGGTTTTGGTGGTACAAAAGAATTGAACATATAAATTATATATCTAATACTTAGAAAAAGTCATTAGTTTTTTATAATAAAAGCAACATTTGATCACCATCAAATTTATTGATGGTTAATTTATGATTATAAATTATTTGATGTTTAAAATCTTTTATAAGCTCTTTCCATTCATCTTCTACTAAAGTATTTCTAGCCATATTAGCCATTAAACTACATAATACTATATTTGATTTATAATATCCTTTATCATTATCTAATCTATCAATTGATGGTTGATATGGATGTCTAGGTGTTCTAGATGGAATAAGATCTATACCAAACCAATAACATTTCCCATTTTGTTTATTAAATAATTCTGTTATATAATGTCTATCAAAATCCGTATCATTTAAATTATAATATAATCTATTTTTTTCTCTTATATGCCTATAAATACCGCTTTGCCATGCTCTTATAAATCTATCACTATAAACTTTATATGCCATATTACAAAAATGGGTTATAATTTATTCGTTTAGTAATCCCATCTTTTTTCTCCAAGAAAATAACATCACCTGTTGCCTCTTTAATACTTTCTTTCCTATGAGAAATTACTAATACGCATTCATCATATTTATCTACTCTTTCATTAATT